TTTATTGGCTAGAGCAAGTAATTCTTCCATGCCTTCTTCTAGCTTATCTACTTTTTGAGTTAATTGGTCAACCTTTTCCCAAAGCTGACCGTATTTAACGGGGTCAATTTCAAATGACATATCAGCCAATCAAAGATTTAACTTCGTCTTGAGTTAAACCTAATGCGGCTAGTTTAGCTAGTGCAGAAGCCTTTGTATCAATGACTGCTTGTGCGTCTGCCTCAGCCTGTGCAGTTACCGCTTGTAGGTCATAAGCTACTTCATTGCCGTCAGCATCAAACGCTTTATCAAGCCTAGTAAAAACTACTTGTGGATAAAGTTTTCGTAATGCTTCAATATTTTGCGTATTTAAATTCATCCTGCAATCTCCATAGCAGTTAAAGACATAATATAAGAATTAATGCCACCACCACCAGTTCCTAAATAAAAAGTTCCGCTAGTAGCATTTATATAAACTGTATATGTAGTAGAAGAAGTGGTTGCTGGCGAATCATAAAATTGAATAGTTCCCGATGTATCTAAATAGCCACCGCTACTTCTAAAAATATAACCTGACGGTGATGTTCCAGTAGCCAAATTTGTGCTGTTTCTATAAATAGTAATACCACCACAAACTGACGAACCGCTTGTTTCATAAGGTGCAGAAAGTGTAATTATCATTTTGCTAGATGATGATTTTGGCGTAATAGATACAGAAAATCCCGTGCTAATTAAAGTGCTTGAAGAAGCACTTGCATATCCGCTAGTTCCGTTTTGATAGGTATTATTAACCACTTGCAAAACGCTACCTGCTGGTAAATTGGTGTAAGGTACTTTACCGCTAACAATAGCTGAAGTAGATTGTGTAGTGCCATCACTAAATGTTACTGAAGGGCTATCGCCATTAATGATTGCTGACATTATTCATTCTCCGCTGGTAATGGTGTGTTTCCTTCAGCTACCCATTTTAGGTAGGCTTGGTAGTCTGTGTTGGCTTGGTCATTAGGAATTAAAGCACCATCTTCTACTCTAATAATGCAATTTGTGTTTGTTAATTTATACATTTATAACTCCGCAGAATACGAAATTGAAGCAGTAGTGTTGTAATCAGTAGTAAAGCCAGCTTGTCCAGTTGTTCCACCGCTTACTGTCAAATCAACCCATGACTGATTATAATTTTGATTACCGCCTGAATAATTGGTAACTGCCAAATTTCCAGGGGCAGAAATAACAGCTAATGTATTTGCACCTGAAAAAGTAATTGTTGGGATTGCTCTTTTCCAAGTGTAGTTTAAAAATACTCTAGCTAAAGTAGAAGAATTAAAATATACATTTCCACCAAGTGCATTGAATCCACCAGCAGATGATTGTTTTTCAAAATACCTTTGGCAGTTAGCTAGGCTAGTCTGATAATTAACATACTCATAACCAGTAGCACTACTTCCTACTTCTAGTTGAACACCAGTAATGTAGAAAGTTGCTCCGCTTGTTCCTACTACGGATGTTGCTCCTGTGGCTGAACGATAGTCTGCACTAGCCCATGAACCAGCAGTTCCACTCATAGTTGAACCAGCACCAAGACTAATGTAAACATAAATACTTGCAGAATTTCCTGTTCCCCAAGTTCCATCTAAACACCCAGTAATTGTTGCACTTACATAAGTCCAAGTGTTTGCAGAAGAAATTGTATAGCTAAATGGGTAACTTCTATCAGCATTATAATTTGCTAATGAACCACCAAAAGTACCAGTTAATGAACTACGCACCCAAAAAGACAAAGTAACAGTTTTAGCGTTGGCAGTACCCCAATTTAAATCGGCAGTATTAAAACCTTCAATAGCTTGTGCTACACCAAATACTTGAGTTGATGTAAGAGAATAAGCAGAAGATGAGGTGCATCCCAAATAATTACTAAATCCTACTGGTGGAGTTACAGAACCAGCATTTTGTTGAACTGTAAATTTTGATGTTTGGCTTAAATAACCAGCCCATCTATCAACAGTATATTGAAAGTTTGTAGGAGTAACACTAGCACCAGCATTTCTTTGGTCAATAACCATCGCACCATTGATAATGCGATTCTTCATTAAAGAAGCATCACCAGCACCTAGATTAGAGCCAGCTACGCTTGTTCCGATTACATCGGCATTTACTGTTCCGTAAGCCATTATTGAACTCCTGCTTTTAATGGGTTAGGGTTAGTTACAATTTGGTCGTTTTGCAAAATAAACAAACCTGAAGATAATTTATTAAATTGTTCTTCATTTAAAACAAAAGCACCATCTTTTAATGGATAATCATCTTCACGAATTTCAGTTACACCATCTTGGCGAACAATAGCGTATTTCATCGAATTCTCCTTGCGGTAATATAACCATCATAAGTATCTGTACTAACACTACCTATGCCGTTTAAATAATATGTTGTTGTAGATGAAATACTTGCTCTAATTCTTGGTATTGATACACCACCAACTCCAGCAACAATATCTCCAGTTCCCCATGTAAAATTTAAACCTCTTGAACCAGAATTAAAAACACCACTTGTAGTGCTAATTGATATACCAAAACTTCTGTTTCCTGAACCATATAATGTAAGAACCCCTGTTATATTCCAATCACCAGCGGTTAAAGAAATTGATGTTAAATTTGTTCCCGTTCCACTTGCAACAACAGTAACGCCTTGAACTAATGAAGAAACAAACTCGCCAACATAACCAGTAGCGGCTGAATCATTAGTTGTTGTACCTTTTCCAATTAATTGACCAGTAGAAGCAAGAACATTTCCTGTTACTGATGGTAAAGTTAATGTATTAGTACCAGCTACGGCTGGGGCAGATAGCGTTATTGCACCGCTTGTATCGCCTGAAATTACGACTGAAGACATATTCTTTTTCCTTTAATTTCGTCTATTTTACAAGATTACCCAGCGTTGTCCACTTGGAACGGTAACTGTTTTTGTTGCGTTAATAGTGATTGGTCCGACTGATTCAGCGTTCTTATTAGTGCTTAATGTGTAGCTTTGGGTTACGGTTACGCCATTTTCAACGAATACTTGGTCGCCACCAGCACCAGTAGCACCACCGCCAAGTTGACCCCATGCACCGTTGGCATAGCCTTCAAATTGATTATTGTCGGTGTTATAACGAATTTGACCAGCAACAGGGCTTACAGGGCGTTGGGCAGTAGTTCCCTTTGAAACTAATACAAAGCCAGTACCTTGAAATGTGCCGTTACCAGTAACCGTTAAATCACCCACAATAGTTGGGCTAACTAACAATGCGGCTAATTGGCTAAATTCAACAGAATCACCAGCAGTAGTACCAACAGCCAAGCCAGTTAGCTTGTTGCTATTCATTTGAATATTGCCAGTAACAACGGTTTGACCGTCTGACGCAATAGAATTAGTCAATGCTGTGGATATATCAGCAAGGGTGCTATTAGCCCAAGTTGAACTAATTGTTGTATTGGTTACTACTGGGTTACCAGCAGGCAGGGAGTAAGTACCCGATCCGTTGCGTGACATCTTTAATCTCCTTGAAAGGTTTGGCCAGTAGTTTGCATCATTAACATTTTAGCTAATTGCTTGGCTTTTTCTGTTTTTGGGTTAGCCGTAGCAAGTTTAGGGGCGGCTTGTTCCATTAGTCTTGCGGCTTGCGCTGGATTAACCATTGTTTCAGCAAGTTTTTGTTGCAATTCTTTGTTAGCACGGCCATATCCTGCATCCGCTATTCGACCTACAATATTACCTACGGCTTGAGTTGGTCCGAAATTGCGTAAAGCGTTAGGAATGCCAGCCATGTTTAACATATTGGCATAAGCCAGCTTTTGTGCTGTATCTGATCCAGTACCGCGCCCAGCGGCTTCCGCTTTATCTACACGCTTAATATCTTGAACAATGTTATTTAAACGGCTAAATTGAGCATCAGACAAAACGCCCTCTTTTTTCAGTTTTTCTAAATTATTAACAAACTGACCAGCTTTGATATTGTCTTTTAATTGAGAAACCGAGCCTGAAGCTAGATTTTGAATTGTTTGTAACTGCTCTACTGGCTTAGATACCCGTGCATAAGTTTCTCTTGCAGTTTTGTATTCAGGGCTAACCTTTTCCATAAACTTCAATAGATCGGTTTTAGCGGTGTTTAAAGCGTCTAATTCAGAACTTGTTGAACCTTGCTTATTGCGTTCTAATGCGGCCTTTACATCGCCAATTTGCTTGTCTAAAGCCATCTTTGTTTCATGCAAACCACGCATAGAGCCAGCAGGATCATCAATAGGAATGTTTTTATTAGCCGCATTGATCCGTGCTTTTTCCATAGCATCTGCAATAGCAGGCCGTTTTACTAAAGAATCAATTTGAGTTTGTGTTTTTGCAGACAAAGTACCTAAATTCAAAGGTTTTAAAGCATCTTTATATAATTCATCGCCTAATCGTTCTTGCAAATCTGTGTATTTTGCCAATCGAGTAGGAGTTGCAATACCTTCCAAAGCATTAACACGGGCTTGCTCTTGTGCTGATTTTGTTCCTGCTAACAAGTTTTTAGCTTGTGTAGAAGATGCCATAACGCTGTTTTCTAGTGCCGCTAATGATGGTACGCCAGCCGCTTGACCAACAGTAGGCAACGATCCTTTGACATATTCAGGAGCATTTCTAAGGTTAGCAATAGTTTTATCAGCATCATTACCAGCAAATTCACGCAAAGCACGGCCTAAAATGGCATTTTTGCCTGATTCATAAAATGGCTCTACTGCGCCTTTTACTGCGTTATAACCAGCGCCAATTAGCTTTCCTGCTACTGGCATAGTTGCACCAAGGCCAGCTTGCAACATAATATTGTTCTTTTTTGCATCGTTAAATTCTTGTTTGCTCAAACCCACTTGTTCAGGAGTTGCAAACGCAGAACCAACGCCAGTAATAAATCCACGCTCAATATTTTTAGCTAGGCTAGGCAAGATACCACCGCCAGTAGCTAACCAAGGAGCGGCTTGACCTACTGCACTACCCACAGCGTTAATCATGCCGCCTGTATCGCCTGATGCGGCCTGTGTGCCAGTTTCTATTTGATTGATAGCGTTAACAAAATTATCGCCAAAACCTTGTGGTTTGCGAACAGGCTTTTGACCAGTAACCATATCAGCCATAGTCGTTTGGCTAGGCTGTTCTTCACCAAAATATTTATTAACAGTTTGCGCTAATCCACCTACATTTTTTGCAACGCCAGTGGCTATATTTATAGGCAAAGCGGCCGTAGCTGTTAATGCTTTTTCAGTTTTTTGGTACGGATTAGCAGAACCATATGATGATGTGTTTAATGGGTTTCCATTAGGGTCATACTGAATATCTTCAGCAGACTGAGTGTACATATTTCCCTGTTCAGGGGCGTATAAAGTCGCACCTTTAGGAAGTGCAGGGGGAGTTAAAGTTGCTCCAGTAGGCAATGGTAAAGCCATTATTTCACCGCCTGTCCGTTATCTTCATATACCCATCCGTTTCCACGGACAACAATTTTACGATTACCCATATATGCTGTTTGTGGTGGTGCTTCTGCTGGTTTTGCAGGAGCGGCCGCAGGAACAGCAGGAGTAGCCGCAGGATTTGCAGGCATAGTAGTTCCAGCAGGCGCATTAGGCAACGCATTTTGCAACATATTCGCACCTTGGCCAGCCGAATAACTCATAAAACGAATGGCTTGTTCTCTAGCATCTGCCTTTTGTTTAATTACATCAGGTTTGTCGCCAAATACAGGCATCATTTCACGCAAATTGTTTTGAATTTCTTTTTCACCCATATTTGCACCTGATTGAAAACGCAAATAAGCATTGGCAAAATTAGACATAGCTTGTTTATATTGCTGACTATCTGAAGGAATGGCTATGTTTCCAACATGGGGAGCAGATAATTGAGCTTGGTTTTTAAATGATGCAGGGTTATAGCCTTTATCTTCTAAAGCCTTCATATTTTTTGCGGCATTCATCATTGTGCCTTGGAAAGTTGTAGCTTTTCCTTGTTCAGCTGTAAGACTTACGCCTTTACCGATAATTGGTTTGCCTTGAGAATCAACGGCAGGAGTCATTTGACCAGTACGACTATTAAGTACGAAAACGCCTTGCGGTGTATCAACATGAGAATAGCTAGGATGCTCTGCTTTAAGGTTAGCGGCATAACGCTGGTAATCTAAAAGCGTACCTTTACCACCTGAATCTAACCAATCTTGGTAATTTTGTTTAAGTTCAGAAGTTTTAGGAATTGCATTAGCGATCAAAGGTGCGGCAAATTGGCCAGCATATTCAGGATTGGCAGTTGCGATGGCTCTTGCTTTGGCTAAATCTTTTTCATCCAATGCTTTATTAAGACTTTCTAATACGCCCATTTTTTGTTCACGAACAGCTTTTGCCATATCTAATTGAGCTTGATCTGCTTTATCAAGGTTTCTCTGACCAACAAAAGTATTGGCTAAACTCGCAAGATTTTGCGTAAATGACGGAGCAACATAACGGTTGCCGATCATCTGACCTTGTGGCGTTGGTTGGTTCATCAACATTTCAGCCATTTTTTGTTGGCGTAAAATTTGTTGCTGTTGAACTAGCTGTTCGGGAGTTAATGTTCCAATATCAGCGGCCATATTAAACTCCGTATTGTTGCATATTGCTAATTTCGTTTGGTGTCATATTGCTGTAAGCACTGCCATTTCCATAAGTAGGATCAGGAATAACTTGTCCAAACATATTGGTTGTTTCACCAAGTTTCGGCTGTTGTTTTTGTTCACGCAACGCTTTGGCCATAGCCATAGGGTCTAATCCACCTTGCTTTTGCGTCATGCCAGCTTGCTGAACTTGCTGATTTTGCTGTGCAAGTGCCGCCTGTTGATTAGCTTGTTGCTGACCAAAATTTTGAAATACAGGATTCAAACCGCTTACATCCTGCATCGGTTGGCCTTGTAAAATATATGGGTTCATAATTGTCCGTAATCTACGGCTTTATAGCCGTTTTCAAGGGTTATTACAGCATTAGGGTACATTGCCTCAACCTCTTGCGCCATCACGCCTGTGTGCGTTCCATGGCCTGCTAGTGGGTGATCTTTGAATTCAGGCTTGTATTCAAATTGGTAGAAAGGCAAGCCATTAGGTAATGTTCCGATACGGCTAATGTTTTCTTTCATGCGTACATCGCAAGCGGCCATAATTCCAGCACCGCCTAGACCCATCAAGCCACTATTAAAATTAGCTTGTGCGGCATTTTTAGCGTTGAAATCACCCATTTGAGCGTTATAACCCATTTGAGCCGCACCCAATACATCAGCACCAGCAGTAGTAGCTTGGTTTGAACTGTTTACAAAGGTTGGATTTTGCACTTGTGAACCGCTACGCAATGCACTTAAAGTATTGAGCGGCATATTGTAGTTAGTCATGGCTTGGTTATAAGCCTGTTGATTTGCTTGCAAACCAGTTCCAAAACCTTGAGTTGTAGCACCAAGCAATAGGTCATTTTCTTTTTGACCTTGAGTCATCATTGCCCGTTTGTAGGCTTCAGAGCCAATAGGAATTCCCTGATTAGCTAATTGAGTGCTTAATGCTTCACGGCCTTGCTCAATTTGCGGTTTAAGGCGTTGCATATAAGCATCTTGGTAGTTTTGACCAGCGTTGATGCCTACTTGTGGAAGATTAGGATCAAATTTTTGACCCATTGTGTTTTGAACTTGGCCTAAAGCAGAATTGATAGTTGAACCAAGGCCTAAACTAGCATTGTTTTGGTTATTTAAAAGCTGTTGGCCAACATCAGATAGACTTGTTTTGGCAGTCCAAGTAGGGTTTCCATAAGGATCAGAACCTGAAATTGTGTAATCTAAGTTGCCATAAGGCGTAATTTGGTTTACACGGTTAGCGGCAGTAGCGGCTCTTGCCGCATCAAGGTTGCCTTGTGCAGTTTGTTGTGCGGCCGCTGTATAGTCGGGAGCCGCAGGCGCACTCGGAGCTGGTCCAAGTCCTAAAAATCCACCACCACCCATATCATTCTCCTTTTGCTGTTCTTAAAGGGCATTTGATGTCAAGAAAACGACAATCTTCACGCCTCATAGCCATAATCACTAAGTCACCATCCATGTGAGCATCAGGTATTTCGGCTATTACTTTAAAACCAAGGTGTCGGTTTAGTTTTAGAGCAGATTCATTATCTGCACAAACTTGACCAATTATAACGCTAACTCCTAGTTTATTAAAAGGATAATCGAAAGCCGCCCACAATAAATCTCTACTCATCCAATTTACTTCATCTACTGCCGCAATGTGCATTTGACACGCTTTTGGCATAAAACTGGCAAACCCTACTACTGCTACCAAATTTCCGTCAATTTCTTGACCTATGCAAACTGTTTCTTCAGGTAATGGATGGTTCATTAAGCGAACTAGCCAATCCCCCATGTATTTTTGGTCATCGGTAGTTACCCTACGCAATTATAAAACCCCACCCTTTTCCATTACATAGTCAGTTGATGCCCAATGAAACTCAATACCTTGCGATGCCACATTCAAGTTAATAGAACCAGCAAATCCAGTTCCGCTGACACCTTGCCAGTTTTTAGTGGTAGTTAAACCACCACCCCAGTTTGCTTGATCCCATTTAGAACTATCCCAAATACCCGTATTTGTAATGTTTGGGTTAAATGCTATTTGATTGGTCAATGGCTGGGTGTCAAAATCGGTGCTAATACCGCACAAAACGGTCGGTAAGCCGTTATCGGTCTGTAGGATAGGGCGTACTAGAGTAAATCTTTTTAACTGCCCCCTGCTATCAAAATAAGAATAGGCTTGTTGCGCTGTTGCAACAATGTTAGTACCTGCATCAGAAGATTTTGCGTAAAATTCACCAACAAATCCGCTAGAACCAAAGAAAATCTTATTGTCGGCTGAAACTTCCCAACAAATAGCGTTTACGCCAGTAAATCTAGCCCATGATTTAGTAATCGTGTGCATGACATACTGTTCCTTACCATTAACGGTAGGAATGTTCAGAATCAACATATTTTCGCTGGCAAAATAGTTAATTTGCCAACCAAACTGGTTGTAATAACTGGTTGCCGCTTGGCTTACAGCGTAATAAATCTTGTCGGTTAGGTTGATACGGGGGTCAAGGCGTGA